GAAGCAATGGTGGTGTGATGAATCACGAAACAATCGAAAGCATATCCAAGCGTACAAAACCTTTCACAGTTGATTATACTGGTTTTGGTTGGTTACTCATTAAGCATGGTGTTTTCGAACATGAAGGTCTTCCATATCCATGGTTTGCTCCGAAGATGCAAGTCTTTGAGTCTGGTGAAGTACAGGATATGTGCGGCGAGGATGTCTCGTTTTGTCTCGATGCAAAAGATGCAGGTTTTGAGATCTGGTGTGATCCAAGAGTTCGTGTTGGACATGAGAAGACAAGAGTCATCTAATGGCAGTCAGGTCAGTTACGCATCATGCAGATATTCTGATTAATTCTTATCAATTCCATGATGCTGTGAGGCATCAAGTTGCCTTAAAATTAAAAGATGGAGTTTCAACCATTGGAAAAGAAACCTCGAATGTAAAAGCAACTGTTCATACTGACTGGGATTGGGAACCAAATAATATTGATTTTTCAAAATTAAAAGCACATATTGGATATGAGATCAATCGGCATTACACACCAGCTTTTAAAGGAGAATTGACAACTCCATTAAAATGTAAAAATTTTTGGTTGAATGTTTATGAGAAGGGTGATTATGCAGTAAGTCATGCTCATATACCTTATGACTTCAGTTTTGCCTATTTTGTTGAATGTGATGAAACTCATTCTCCTCTTATCTTTTCTGATAGTGGATATGAGGTTCCTGCTGTGAAAGGAACATATGTTGCCTTTCCTTCATATCTAAAACATCATGTTGATGAGAATTCATCCGATAAAATAAGAGTAACTTTATCAGGAAACTATTCAGTACAATGACAGACCGTTACAGTATTTACATTCGTGATGAATGTAAATTTTCAGACCTTTTCGAACATGAATATTTTGATATCATGGAGGACTTAGCAATTGAATTTTATCAGACAGGTAAACCAAATCCTGCTGATATACGTACAGAAATTACAAAAGGAGATTAATTATGGCAGTACGCACAAAAGTTGGTGTTCTTGGAAGAGAAGAACAGATTACAAGACCCAAAAAAACTCGTCAGGGCACAGGAAAACACTCGAAGTATTCAGCAACTTCGCGTAACTCGGCTCGCAAGAAGTACAGAGGTCAAGGTCGTTGAACTGTTGGCACTGTGGAACGGAGTTGATTTGGGGCGCAGATCATGATATGGAGGATGTAAATGACGGAGAAGAGTCTGAATACGATTTCTTCTCAAATTTTACTTGTCCGAAGTGTCAAGCATACGTTGAAGTTTATCATCACAAATAATGTCTTGTTTAATTACAAATCTACCCTCCTATGAGGTTTGGGTACGAAAAGAATATTTAACCGACCATAAGTATGGTCATGGCGAATTTGTCAAAGGAGTCTGGGTATCAGCAAAAAGTATACCTGGTCGTGCCTTTTATTTTGAAACATATCTACCGGAATATGCGGCGATGTTTGATAAACTGCCGATTTCCGCTTTTCTCTCGTCGCCAGAGATACCAGATCCGGATATGACACTGCATAATCTACAGTTTTGGAACTGTATGGACTATGGAGTCGTTGCAGTACAGAAGCAATTCATCGGAAGTATGCATTATGAAGTGTATACTCGTGATTTTGGCACTCAAACAGGCACTTATATCTGTACATTAGACAATTATCATCAAGATGTTGATGCAATTGACTACTCAACAAGTGAACAACCTGCTGAACATAAGTCTCATAACCTGCTTGAACTTGATAATGGGCAGTTTTGCCTCTATCCAAACAACAGAATGAGGATATATGACAACAGTATCACTCCTGAGACACCTAAGATTCCTGATTTTAAGGTTTCAACAGTGTATTATCAGGTCGAAAACGGTCATGATCGTGATGGATTGGGTTCAGAAGAGAATTATTTCTGGAAAACAGCAAAAGAAAGGGGTAATAATCTAATAGAAACAGCATCAGGTGATGAATTTGGTGATGTTGGAGTCGGAAATACTGCAATTACAGGAAATGTAGAGATAAATATTGAACCAGAGTTAGGTTAAACACTTAAAATCGTTGATTTTTTGGCATTTTTTGAAAGATGTCGATTTTCAACGATTTTTTTATGGAAACGTGTCTAAATAATTGATAAATTACAAAAAAATGACTGAAAATACTTCTAAAAATGAGTCTAATCAAAGAATTTTGAAAGAATTAATGTATGATGAGGGTGAATCTCTTCATGAAGAGGAAAAAGATCAAAAAGAATTGTTAAAAGAGTCATAAATAAATAAAAACTGTATTCAAAATGGCAATCACAAGGATATCAAGGTCGTTTAAGGACATTAGTTTGTCTTTTGTGCCTCATCCTGTGACAAAAGATCTGCCTGTTCTTAAAAATGAACGTGCTATTACAAGATCCGTGAGAAATATTGTTGAAACTATACCAACTGAAAAGTTTTTTAACTCATTATTTGGATCTGACGTATATCGTAGTCTTTTTGAGTTTGTAGATTTTGGTACTGCAACGATTATACAAGATCAAATCAAGACTTCACTCAAAAACTTTGAAAGAAGAATCAATAATGTGAGAGTTGAAGTTGATCCAAGACCAGATGATAACAATTTTGAGGTAACTGTGATTTTTGACATTATAGGTCAAGAGTTTCCAACACAAGAATTTTCCTTTATACTCGAAGCAACCAGATAAAAATGCCTAATACAAAGTTTACAAATTTAGATTTTGATCAAATCAAAACACAAATTAAAGATTACCTTCGTTCGAATAGTGATTTTTCAGATTTTGACTTTGATGGATCAAACTTTTCTGTATTGATTGATACACTTGCTTATAATACTTACATTACTGCATTTAACTCAAATATGATTGTGAATGAGTCTTTTCTGGACTCTGCAACGCTTCGTGAGAACGTTGTTTCACTCGCACGTAACATTGGGTATACACCACGATCAAAGACTGCTGCAAGCGCAGAGGTAGCGTTTAAACTTAAGTTATCTCCAAGCAATCCACCAGATACAGTTGAATTGAGAAGAGGACTGGTTTGTGTCGGATCGGTAAATGATAGTTCATATACATTTGCAATTTCAGAGAACGTAACTAAACTGGTTGTCAATGAGGGAGATGCATCAAATCCAAGTTATGTTGCAAATTTTGAGAATTTACCAATCAAACAAGGAACATTTATCACAAAGCAGTTTAAGTTTGATAATTCATTAGATCAAAAGTTTATATTAGATAATCCATCGATTGATACATCAACTCTTCATGTATATGTCAAAAAAGATGAGAATACTTCAGGTTTAGGAATTGAATATTTTGTTTCTGATTCATTAAATGATGTAGATCAAACATCAAGAGTCTTCTTTTTACAAGAAGTCAAAGATGAAAAGTATGAAATTCGTTTTGGAGATGGTTTATTAGGTAAAAAATTAGGATCAGGTATTGGTAGTGATGGTGTAATCATAACTGCAAATTATCTTGTTACAGATGGAGAAAGTGGTAATGGTGCAACTTCATTTTCATTTTCAGGAAATATTATCAATCCCACTACAGATAGTTTAGTATCAGTTGTTGAGACACCAAATGTGACAACAATTCAAAAAGCACAAGGTGGTGGTAGTATTGAAGATGTTGATTCAATTAAATATTATTCACCAAAAAGATACTCATCTCAGAATCGTGCTGTGACAGCAAGAGACTATGAAGCAATCATTAAAAATATTTTCCCAGAAACAGACACTGTATCAATCGTGGGTGGTGAAGAATTAGATCCTCCTGAGTTTGGAACAGTTCAGATTAGTATCAAACCAAAAAACTCAACCTACATTTCAGATTTCACAAAATCCAGAATACTTTCTCAACTTAAAAAATTTACAGTTTCAGGAATCAATCAAAAAATTGTGGACTTGAAAATACTTTATATTGAACTTGACGTTTCAGTATATTATAATTTCTCACAAATCTCAACTGAAGAGACACTTAAGACAAAAGTGATCAATTCATTAACTCAATATTCTAAATCTGTTAACTTCAATCAGTTTGGTGGTAGATTCAAATATAGTAAGTCACTTCAAGTCATTGACAATACTGATACTGCAATCACAAGTAATATTACAAAGGTTCGAATTCGAAGAGATCTGAAGGTTGCAAAGAATCAGTCTGCACAGTATGAATTATGTTTTGGTAACCAATTCCATGTTGAAGCAAGTGGTCGAAATATTAAATCCACAGGATTCTTTGTAACTGGGGAGTCTTCAATGGTTTATTTAACTGATTCACCAAATGCTGATGGTGTTACTGGCACACTTGCAATTGTAAAAGAAATTGACAACCAACAAATACGTGTTGTGAGTAAATCTGCTGGTGTTGTTGATTATATTCATGGTGAAGTCAAATTAACAACTGTAAATATTACAGGAACTGAAAGAGATGATGATATTATTGAGATTCAAGCATTCCCAGAATCAAATGATGTTGTAGGATTGAGAGACTTATACTTGAGTTTAAGTGTTTCAAAAAGCACCATAAATATGTTGAGAGATTCGATTACCTCAGGTGATGAAGTATCTGGTACACAATTTGTCAGAGATACGTATACATCAAGTTATTCAAACGGTAAATTAATAAGAGAATAATATGATACAAACAGGTATTGATGCAAGAGTAAAAGTTCAAGATATTGTCTCATCTCAACTTCCAAACTTTATTTTGGATGAGGCACCGAAGACTGTTGATTTTTTAAAGCAATATTATATTTCACAGGAATATCAAGGTGGTGTAGTTGATATTGCAGAAAATTTAGATCAGTATCTTAATCTTGATAATTTGACTCCAGAGGTTGTAACCGACACAACCTCTTTATCTGTTGGTATCGGAACACAAGAACTTGATACGGTGACCGTATCAAGCACAAAAGGATTTCCAAATAAGTATGGTTTACTCAAAATTGATAATGAAATCATAACTTATACAGGTTTAACTACAAATACATTTACAGGTCTAACTCGTGGATTTAGTGGTATCACAAGTTATCATACCGATTTAAATCAAGAAGAGTTGGTATTTTCAACTTCAAATGCAGGTGTACATACTGCTGGTTCAAATGTACAAAACTTAAGTACGCTATTTTTAAAAGAGTTTTACAATAAATTCAAATCTACGTTTGCACCTGGTTTTGAGCAATTAAATTTTGATAAAAATCTAAAAGTTGGTAATTTTCTAAAAGAAATTAAATCTTTCTATGAGACAAAAGGAACAGATGCTGCAATCGAAACTTTATTCAGAGTTTTATATGGTGTTGATCCAAAGATAGTTAATTTAGAAGATTTATTAATTAAACCTTCTGCAGCAGAGTATTTGAGAAGAGAAGTTGTTATAGTAGAGGTTTTAAGTGGAAATCCTTTAGGATTAGTTGGTCAAACAATTAAAAAGATTGAAAAATTAAATGATCCAAAAACACAAGCATCAGTTTCTGAAGTTGAACCATTTTTTAGAAGTGGAAAAAGATATTTCAAGTTTTCATTGTTTATTGGATATGATGGAACTTCATTAGTTGAAGGTAATTTTAAAATTACACCAAATACTAAAACTGTAGAAACTGTATCAGTTGGATCATCAACAATAAGCGTTGACTCTACAATTGGATTTAGTACAACTGGTAAAATTATATCTGGTATTAATACTGTATCCTATACAGATAAAACAATTAATCAGTTTTTAGGTTGCACAGGAATCACTTCTTCAATACTTCCTACAACAAACATTTACTCTGATGAAATATATTTTGGTTTTGAAGATGGAGATGAAGATAAAAAGGTTGAATTTCGAATCACTGGAATTTTAGCAGGTTTTAGACAACTTTCAGAAAATGTAGTTGTATCAGAAGGAGATATAATTAAAGTCAAAAATATTGGACAGAATATAAAAAATCCTGATGTAAAAACTACAAAAGAGGTTTTTGCAAATTCATGGATTTACAATACATCTGCATCATATGATGTTGAAAGTATCGATGGAACAACAATAAATTTAAAAAGTGAGTTAGATCGATCAAGTTTGAAGAAAGGAGATTTTGTTGAGTTTGTTGAAATTAGTGATCCAAGTTTAATTGTATACCCCACACCGACAGACAATACTCCTTATGTACAAGGTGAAGTTATCAAGGGTTCGAAAAGTATAACACTTGGTAATTTTTCAGGTGTTAATCCTGCGTTAAATTACAAAATAAGAAAAAGATTAAACAAAGCATCAAGTAATTTTGTACCGATTGATGGTGATATCACATCAGATATTAGTAATATTTACTTTGACAAAGAAAATGGATATGCTGCATCAAACTCATTACCTTCTGCAGTAAATTCAAATATACCAAATACTAAATTCTTTGAAAATATTAATACTAAACTTAATAAGTTAACTCTAATTAGTGTTGAAAATCAAGATGCAAATACTAAGTTATATTCACAGATAAAGGTTAAAGAAACTGATCTTGTTAAGATATTAAGAACTGGAGATGCAGTATTTTATCAGTCCTCAGGAACTGAATTAGAGGGATTACCAACTGGATTATATTACATTGAAATATTTAATGATAGTGCACAGTTAATAAAATTATACTCTTCAAGATCATTTATTGAAAGTGGGACAGCAGTTGAATTTGGTGAACCTATTGGTGGTGATGTACATACATTTACATTATTCTCACAAAGGTCAAATTTAATTAAACCTCGTAAATTATTAAAGAAATTTCCTTTAACTCCTAATTTAAAAAATGGAGGAGTCAGTGAAACAATACCAGGTACAACTGGAATTTTAATTAATGGTGTTGAAATATTTAATTACAAAACAAATGATAAGGTATTTTTTGGTCCTTTAAGTCAAGTTAACATAATATCACCAGGAACTGATTATGATGTAATTAATCCACCACAGATAGGTATCTCAACTGGTAGTGGTTCTGATGCAGTTATACAACCTGTTATCAAAGGAAGTTTGGTAGATGCTTTTGTTGATGTACAAGAACTTGGCATTGCAAAAGTTGTATCAATTGGGATTACTGGTGGAAATGGATCTGGTGCTGTGATTGCTCCTGTAATTGGAAAAAGATCAAGAGAATTAACATTTAGTGCATCTGGTATTACTACAGCAAATCGTGTTGGTATTGATACATTTGGAACCATAACCTTCCCATCTGCTCATAATTTTGAAATAGGAGAATCTGTAATTTATGATTCCTTAAATGGAACAAGCATCGGAAATCCTACAACAGCACTTGTATCTAAAGAAACATATTTTGTCTCTATTCCTAATGATAGAACCGTAAAGTTGCATTTAACTGAAAATGATGCGCGATCCGGAATTAATACAATCGGACTCAGTGCAAGAAGTGGAACACAAAAATTTATTGTAGGTAATCCTCAAGATACAATTTTAGACTTAAAAATATTAAACAGTGGAAGTAATTATTCAAATCGAACATTAAGTATATCAACTGCAGGTATATCTACATTTTTCAACTCAATTACATTTGAAAATCATGGTTTTAGTGCTGGAGATAATATTGTATACTCAACCACAGGAACTGCTATAGAGGGTTTAGACACAAATATACAATACAAAATTTTAAAAATTAATCAAAATGAATTTGGATTGGCGAACGCAGGTCTTGGTGGAACAGACTCAACTAATTTTGAACAAAGTAATTTTGTAAGTTTCACGACATCAGGTATCGGAACTCAAACATTTAAATATCCTGATATTAAAGCAAGTATTGAATATATTCAGGTTGGTGGAGCAAAAACCACTGCTACGATTAGAGGAGAACTTGAAATAACTCCTGTTGTTAGAGGTGAAATTGACGATCTTTTATTAACAGATAAAGGAACAGGATATGGATCTCAAATATTAAATTTTGAGAAAAAACCAAACATCAAAATTAAAAATGGTAAGAACGCGGAGGTTATAGTTACAATTGATCCATCAACCACAGGAATATCATCAGTATCTGTTGCTGCGGCAGGAACTGAATATTTCTCAACACCCTCCTTAGAAGTTATTGATACATCAGGTTTAGGTAATGGTGCAAAATTAAAGGCAGTTCTTGGTAAAACAAGCACAGGAGAGTTGAGTGGTAAAATTGATAATGTTGTTATAATCAGATCAGGTATCGGTTATTCTGCTGATTCAACCTCTGTTCGAGTCATACCTGCTGGACAAAATGCAGTATTAACAGCGAATGTTAGATCTTTGAATGTAAATAATACTGAGAAGTATGGTAACAGAATAAATTGCTTAGAAGAAAATTTGGGATCTCTACAAAATGTTGTATGTGGATATTCTACTTCACCCTTTCAAGATGATGGATCTGATGTCTCATCAATTATTGGTTGGGCTTATGATGGTAATCCAATCTACGGTCCTTATGGATTTACTGATCCTGAGAAAAAGACAAATGATATTAAATTACTTCAGTCAAGTTATACGTTAAATTCAAGTGCGATAGAAAATAGACCAAGCACAGATGTATTTCCTAATGGATTTTTTGTAGAAGATTTTCAATACACAGGTGGTGGAGACTTAGATGAACATAATGGTAGATTTGAAATTAATAATGATTACCCTAAAGGAGTTTATGCATATCATGCAACAATTAATAATGCAGGAGTTTCAACATTCCCATACTTTATAGGTAATAAGTTTAGATCAAAAGTTGAATCTGATAATTTTATAATTAATCAGTCATTTGATTTTAAAAATTCTGATTTAAGAAGAAACACATTCCCTTATAAAGTTTCAGATGAAAATGCTGGCACTGATTCTTTAACTGAAACGAATGAAATCACAACTCAACTTTCAGAAATACTAACTGTTGAAGGTGGAAGTGTTCAAAGTTTACAAATCGTAAATGGTGGTACAAATCATAAAGTTGGTGAGATATTAGATTTTGATAATACAGATACTGAGGGTGGTGGTATTATCGCAAGAGTTAAATCTGTAAAGGGTGTTGGCATCAATTCAGTGACATCGGATGTCCTTACATATAATAACTCTGTCATAACAAAGTTAGATAATAAAACTTTAAAAATTACACCTCCTGATAATCATAATTTAAATAACAAAGATCAAGTCATTATATCAGGTTTGACATCATCATTAACAGCAGTAAATGGCACATATACAGTTGGTGTTTCATCTCTAACTGCAGTTGCAATATCAACTATATCTGCTGGAACGGCGACAACTGAAATTTACATTTCTGAATTACCTGAAAATGTATCTGTAGGTAATAGTATTGGAATCGGTACTGAAACTTTAAAAATATTAAACATATACGCTGGTGATAAGATTCTAACAGTTCAAAGAAGTTTACCAGGAATTGCTCATACTGCATCAACACCTCTTTACATAATTCCTGATTCATTTACAATTAATAAATCAATTCCAGATTTTAATTCAAAAGTAAATGATAAGTTCTTCTTCAATCCATTTAAAACAGTTGGATTTGGAACTGTTGCAGGTATCACAACAAGTGTAATTTATGGATTTGGAGATGAATCAAGAACAAACAATATACCTCAACAAGGGATTTACTTAGAGAATCATCCATTTAGGACAAATCAAAAAATTAGTGTCAATTTACCCACTGAAACTTCAACAAACATATCAATCTCAACATCTCCTACCGGAGCAACTATGACTCTTCCTTCAGAAGTTTTTGCTGTTAGGAAAAATTCAAATGTTATAGGTATTAAGACCGGTATTGGAACAGATCATAACGGTAATCAGTTTGAGGAGGTATTCTTTAGAGGAACTGTTGGTGGTGATGGAAATATTGATAGTGATCTTTACTTCTTTGAAAGTAATTTTGTACAAGAAAAAGTAAATGTTTCAAATGTCAAAACTACTGTCTCTTTAGCATCAAGTATTCATAATTTAAAAGATGGTGACAGCATATCTCTAACTGTAAAACCCAATGTAAGTGCTGGTATCGGGACTCTAACAGAGGTAAACATAAAAAGGGATACAACCACAAACAAAATACTTATCGACCCTGTAGAAGGTCTTACAACAGGCATTAAGTTATTTAATGATACAACTGGAGCAAATGAAATTACACTTAAGAATCATAATTTAACAACTGGTGATAAAATTATTTACTATTCAACTCATTATGCTGTGGGTCTTGGAAATAGTTCGTATTATGTAAGTGTAATCGATGATAATACATTTAAATTATGTCAAACATATCAAAATGCAATTAGTAATCCACCAAAAGAGATTGATATTACTGCTGCTGCAGGAATCACGACAGTTCATCAACTATCAAAAGTTAATCCTTCACTGAAACCAACTAAGAATAACGATTTAGTATTTAATTTATCAGACGTTTCACTTTTAAATCATAAATTTAAGGTTTATTATGATAATAAGTTTGAAAA